AAAACAATTAGTGCAGCGGCTAATCACGCATTGGCAAATGATTTGATTAAGAAGGCTATGGATGAAACTCCAAAGCCAGAACAAGAAGTAAAGTTAACACCCCCTTCGGATAATGTAGTGACCCTCCCTGGCGGCTATTTGACAGACGCTGGGGAGGTCATTACCGAAGCCGAAGTTCGGGAGTTGACTGGTGCAGATGAAGAAGCAATTGCTAAAGCAGCAAATGTTGGTCGTGCGCTTTTAACTATTTTGCAGAGAGGTACCGTTCGTATCGGTAACTTAAAAGCAGAAGAAAATGTGCTTGATAACTTGCTTTCTGGAGACAGAGACACGCTGCTTTTGGCTATCTTCAAAGCAACCTTTGGACGCACAGCAGAGATTCAGGTTAACTTTGGTGGAGAAATTAAGCCAGTTGAAGTTGACCTAGATGTTGACATTAAGACCAAGTCTTTATCAGACCCTCTTAATGACCGTGTGTTTGAAGTACAAGGTAAGAAGGACACTTTTATTGTGCAGTTACCAACAGGTAAAGCACAAAAAGAGATTATTGCCAGTTCAGACAAATCTGCTGCTGAGTTAACGACCATCATGCTTGAGTACACGGTTGTTCAAATCAATGGCTCTCCAGTACTGAACAAACAACAGGTACGAAATCTTGGACTTGTTGACAGACGCAAGATTGTTGACGAAATAAACAAACGTATTCCTGGACCACAATTTGACAACATAACTGTAACTGACCCTGACACAGGAAGAGAGGTACAAGTGCCGATTAATTTCGGTACCTTGTTTCGATTCTAAGGTCACGCCCTTTGGCATGTTAATGGCTGATTGGGCAGCGTTAGTGAACTCCTTTGAAGGATGGACGCTAACAGAAATTAAAGCGCTTTCTCCACGAGAGCGTCAAAATTGGTTAGAAGTAGCCAAATACATTCGTAGAAAGGACTGATGCATGGCTAACAAAATGTTGACAAACATTCAGTCCGTTACTAATGGTGTTGCCACACTCACTCAAAAAGTTAATGAACTCTATGCTGCCGTTGACAAGGTATCAGGTGCTGCAGAAGGCGCTGTTGAAGGAGTTCAAGGTGCCCTTAGAAACATGGGCGGAACTGCACACCTTGGTTCAGCAACGTCTCGTCCTGGAACTGGCACTGATGGCGCTAGGTTTACACCAACTGGCGGAGGTATGCCGTCTTATTCCCAAATGGACGACGGAATGGGCAAGTTCAACTACAACCAATCTTCTTTTGGCGGTGGTTTTGGTGGAAGTTTTAGACAACAAAGTTACTGGGAAGCAGATGACGGCGGTTTAAGTCAAGCAGCGGCTGGTGCTCAAAATACGGGCCTTGGTTTAGCAAAGATGGCTCTAGCGCCTGTTGCGGGTGCATACGCTGCGATGCCAGACCTTGCATTAACTATGCAACGCGAGATTGGTTACTATCAAGCAGCGTTGCGTGCTCCTGGAATAAACAGAGCACAATTCCAATCCCAGTTTATGGGAAGTATGAAGGGCGGAATGTCGAGCGTTGGCTCTGACTCTCTTGTTGCAGCATTACTGGCTGGTCGTGGATACACCCCAGGAACCTCCAACTTTACCCAAGCAGGACAAGAAGTTGCTGGAGCATACAGATATCTGGGAATAGAGAACGCCGCAGCGGCATCTGCTATCTCTGGTTTCCAGTCTGGTCCTATGGGAGCAAATCTTTACCAATACGGCATCAGCACATACGATGCTCAGACTGGTAAAAACAGACCTGTTGGAGAAATTGCAAAAGATTTAATGGATTTGATGGCTCCTGGTGGAGTTAGTGGAGCAAAAGCAGTAAACGAGTCTTTCTTAAGAGGTGCACTTGGTGCAAACCTTAAAACTATGGGATTTGATGCTGCACAGCAAGAGATGATTCGTCAAGCAATGGTTGACCTTTCTGAAGGAAGAAACCCAGATTTAAGAACAGCAAAGGCTGCAATTGGAAATGAAAACACAGTACTTGACTCTGCTGCTCGTTTAAATGTTTCTCAAACAGAGTTAATGAATGAAGCAGCAAAAGGAATGGTTGAAGGGTTTGAAAATGCTGCTGACACTGTAGAAGCATTTAATAAAGCCTTAAAGCCTGTTGCTGAAGAATTAGGTTATCTCAGAGGTTTTATTGGGGGTGTTGGCGGAACCAACGTTGGTCAAGGTCTTGCTACCTTTGCAACAGTGTTTACTGACGGCGTCAAACAGTTTATGACTGGTGTTAAACAATTCACAGACGCTATCCCATTTGTTGGAGGTGGCACGTCTGGTTTTGGCGCTGCATTTGGCGCAAGTATGTTGGGTGGCAAAGGTGGAGGAGCACCTGTCTCTGGAGCAGTTAGCGCACCTTATGGCGCTCAGGACAACTCTGGAATGTGGGCTGGAACAAACGGTAAGCACACAGGTATCGACTACGCAGTTCCAAAGGGAACTCCAGTCATTGCTCAACTTCCAGGAAAAGTTTCTAGCGTAAACCCAGGTCCAGATTACGGAACTGCCGTTGTTATTGACCATGCCAATGGTTATCAAACAATTTATGGTCATTTAAGTTCTCGTGATGTAAAAGTTGGAGATGAAGTAAAACCTGGACAAAAGATTGGTAAATCAGGAGATTCTGGAAATGTAACTGGTCCTCACTTACACTATGAAGTGCGAAAGGGTAAAAACAATCCAATAGACCCTAACAGCCTTGAAGGTTCTGCAGGAAATTTCTCAGCGTCAATGGCTGCTTACAGTCAAGATTTTGCATCTGCTATGTCTATAAAAGTAGGTAAAAAGTCCTCTTCTCCAAATAGCAGTTCTAGCGCTAATTATGTTTCAGTAAAGGGTACTGGAAGTGAGATTGATTGGGCAAAGAAGTTCTTAACAAAGATTGGTGCTCCAGTAAGCGAAGGTAATATTGGAGCCTTAACTACATGGATGAGATTTGAGGGAGGACATTGGAAGAACAGTGCGTCCTACAACCCTCTAAATACAACCCTTGATATAAAGGGTGCTATTGGAAGCATGAACGAGGTTGGCGTAAAACGCTATGACTCATGGGAAACAGGACTTACCGCAACTGTAAAAACGCTTCTTGGCAATAAGTCTGTTGAACGCGGTTATGCAGACGTTGTCGCTGCATTCCAAAGTGATGCTGGAACTTCGGCTATTTTGAACGCAGTTAACAACTCTGCTTGGCTCAATGGTAGGACAAACAGCCCAGGATACAAATTTCCTCAAGGTGGAGGAACATCTGGTTTTGGCGCTTCTTTACCGCAACCAGTAAATGAGCCTGGAACTAACAATGTGTACATAACAGTTAAATTTGAACAACCAGATGACCAGTCTGCACGAAAGTTTGCTCAAATGGTAGAGACATACTTAAAACGTAGTAACAATAACTCAGCAATAGGGAGTGTTTAATGTCTAGACAAACAACTTACGAAGATGCAGCCAAAACCGCTCTTGAAGCAAAAAAGAAGCAAGAAAATGAGCGTGCCAAACAAAAGGCAAAAGACCAACAAAAACAAAAACTTGCTTCATTAAAGTCTGAGATTAACAAAATAGACGCACAATTAAAAGATGTAAAAGTGTTGATTGATAATGAAGAATTTGTTTTAAACAAAGCAAAAAAAGATTATCAAGACTACTTCAAATTTGCTGCACCTAATGGATTGCAGAGTGAGTTAAACTCCTCTGAACTTGCTCAGTTGGCATTGTTGCAACAGCCCATAACTGTTGCCACAAATCGTTTAAAAGGCTACACAACACGAAGAACTAACCTAAATAATCAGAGAAAAGACAAAACAAAACAGATAAACGACACTGTAGGGGCAAGTGACCGTTCTAGAACACAGCAAACACAGACATCAAACACAAGCAGTTCACGGCCCCCTACAACAGGAGGCGGAAACGCAACTAACAGCACAGGTGGAGGCGTAGATGCTAAAGGACCTTATAGGTACAACCCACCGATGGTTAAATCTGCGTACTTTAATGCTGGAATGGCTGCAAAAACTTTAGGAGATTCAGTTATCACTGCTCCTGGTTACGAGTCTGCACAAAATGCTTGGGGAGCAAACGGAAAGCATAGCCGTGGCGCAATTCAAATGGACAAAAAGTTTGTTACTAAAGTTTTAAAAAAGAAAGACCCAACAGGTACCACTTTTACAAACTTTGATGACCAACTTTATGGGTTTAGATTCCTCTATAACCCAACGACTGTCAGTATGGGTTGGCAGATTAATACTGCAATGAATCCACAGTTTCTTGCAAGTGGAGACGATGAGTTTGTTCCTATTTCTGCTGGTCTGTTGTCAAGCGTAGTTGAATTTACCTTGTGGTTAAACCGTATTGAAGATATGAAGATTCTTTCAGACAAAGGAATTACCTCTAAAAACCCATACCCTTACCCACGCACCATCACCGCAAAAGATGAAACAGAGTTGTGGAAAAAAGGTACTATGTATGACCTTGAGTACTTATTTAAAACACTAAACGGACCTCATGCAACTTTCAAATCATCAATGTTGCAAGGGGATACCGCCGATAGAGGTTGGCTACGACCTGCAATCGTAGAACTTCACCTTGGTGCACAGATGAGGTACAAAGTTCGTATTCAAGACTTCTCAGTAAATCACATCATGTTTAACAGCAAGATGGTTCCAATTCTTTCAACTGTTAAGTTGACCTGTTTACGGTTCAACGATTCTCCCGAAAGAAGTGGTGGAACAGGCCTCACCACATACACAACTCCAAGTGGTGGAACATCCTGGTCTGGTTCTCCTTCTCCTTCTGATTTACAAGCGGCAGGTTACCGATGATATTTTTAGACAGCAGATACGCAGATGGTCGCCTTTATAAGGCTTACGACTCACGCACAGGAAAGTATCAATTATCTGTAAATAGAACTTGGCCAAACTATGTAACTACATTTTTTTGGCATTACTGGGTAGAGACAGACAGACTTGATAACTTGTCTTTGCGTTACTTAGGAAAGCCAAATTTGTGGTGGCGAATTGCAGATATAAATCCAGAAATTGTTGACCCATTTTCAATAGAGCCTGGAACACCTTTAAGGATTCCAAATGAATAGGTCCTATCAATATAGGAATGCAACTAGTTTTAAAGTTACATTTCCTGATTTTCCTTCTTTTAATACCTTGCCTCATAACTTCAGGCTTATTCAAAAAGCAGGAAAACAAGACGTTGTAGAAATAACTTATCCTAATTTCACCCCATTTTATCAACAGGCATTGAAGACTGGTGTTCCTTTAACCATATCGTGGACTAACGGATTAAACACAAATATTTGGTATGGGTATGTGTACGACGTTAGCCCAACCCATCAACAGAGTTTAAAAAAGCCAGTAATGGTTAGAGGTATGGGTTCATCTTTTGGTCTAAAAGATATGGGCAATAAAATTTGGGTAAACAGAACAGCAACCGAGATAGTCAC